ACGCGCATCAGTGTGTCTACCTATGCCACGATCCCAAATAAGCTGCAGCAAGCCCGTCCAATCCAGTTGTGGATGCAGCGCCTCGACAGCGAGCGCTCAGCGATCGGCACAGTTCTGACAAGCGCAATCTCCGCTACGGATACAACAATCTCAGTGGCTTCAGTGCTTGGGCTTCCCACTACAGGGTTTGTGATTATTGAGTCCGAGATCATCTACTACGGCTCCATCGTAGGCAACCAACTCCTGTACTGCGCACGCGGGCAGGCCAGCACAACTGCGGCATCGCACATCAGCGGAAGCCCTGTATACGCACAGAACCTGCCGTCTGTGACGGTTTGGCCTACCCCAGACAACAGCACAACGTACCAACTGGTTTACTGGCGCATGCGCCGTATTGACGATGCAGGCGGCGGTGTGAACACAATGGACGTGCCGTTCCGGTTTTTGCCGTGCATGGTCGCGGGGCTGGCGTACTATTTAGCGATGAAGGTCCCCAATGGGGCGCAGCGGTTAGACATTTTGAAATCACAGTATGACGAGGCTTGGGAGTTTGCGTCTACCGAAGACAGAGAAACAGCGTCCTCGCGGTTCGTGCCGCGCCAAATGTTTATCTAAAAATGGCAAACATGTTCTCATCGGGCAAGCACTCGATCGCCATGTGCGATCGTTGCGGAGCGCAGTTCAAGCTGACCGAGCTAAGGAAAGAGATTAAGAAGACGAAGATATACAACTTGTTGGTCTGTGCAAGTTGCTGGGACCCTGACCAGCCCCAGTTGCAGTTGGGTATGTACCCAGTAGAAGACCCGCAAGCAGTGCGTAACCCGCGTAGGGATACCACATATGTTACTTCGGGCCCGATGTCAGATGGGTTCCTTAGTGGTGGTTCTAGGAACATCCAGTGGGGGTGGAACCCTGTTGGTGGAGCAAGTTTTTTTGACGTTGCGTTGACGCAGAACTATTTGGTTGCGACGACAAATGTTGGTATAGTCACAGTAAGCGTTTCATAGGAGTTAATCATGGCATACACAAAAGCTGCAGATGGCGTAGCCTCTAAAGGCAAAACCAAAGGTAAAAATCTTGGCGATAGCGGCCCTTCCGTCGGCATTCAGCATGGTGGAAAAGGCAGTAAAGGCGGCAAGACCAATGAAGAAATGCTGAAGCTAGGCCGTGGTCTAGCTAAAGTAGCTAATCAAAAGCGAGGCTAATATGGCAACACAAAGCATGAAACGCATGGGTAAAGAAGTTGGCCCTGCCAGCCTCTACGCTAAACCCCACACTATGTCTGGCAAGGGTGTCACCGTTGCTGAGAATCCCGGCAAAGAACCTAACCGCAGCAAGTTAGACTCGTTTGACGTAAGCGTAGGCAACATCAGTAAATCCGCTGGTAACGAGCCAACTAAGACCGATGGAATTAAAATCCGTGGCACAGGCGCAGCTACTCGTGGGATCATGGCACGAGGCCCAATGGCATGAACTACGCTGCGCTAGTGGTTGCTATCTCCGATTACACGGAGAATACTTTCCCAACTGCGGATATGAACACGTTCATTCAGCAGGCAGAGCAGCGCATTTACAACACCATTCAGTTCCCTTCAATACGTAAGAACGTAACGGGTATTTTGTCAACCAACAACAAGTACCTGTCTTGCCCCAGTGACTTCCTTTCGCCTTATTCGTTAGCGGTGATTGAGGGCTACGGAACGGCTACGGAGACGTACCACTACTTGCTAAACAAGGATGTCAACTTCATTCGTGAAGCGTACCCAACCCCTGCGGATACAGCCCTGCCTAAGTACTACGCTTTGTTCGGGCCTACTACAACTGCCGGTAACCCACCTGTACCGACCAATGAGTTGTCGTTTATTCTTGGCCCAACGCCAGATGCACAGTACTACGCAGAACTTCACTACTATTACTATCCTGAGTCCATCACCACTGCAACAACCACTTGGCTAGGTGATAATTTTGACTCTGTGCTGTTGTATGGCGCGTTGGTAGAGGCGTATACCTACATGAAGGGCGAGACCGACATTGTTGCTTTGTACGATGGGAAGTACAAGGAAGCGTTAATGCTGGCTAAACGTCTTGGCGATGGCCTTGAGCGCAGCGATGCGTACCGTAGTGGTCAGTACCGTATGGCCCCGTTGCCCCAGAATAATGGTGTAGTGTAATGATCGTCCAAACCCAGACCACTTCGTTTAAAGCAGAGGTGTACCAAGCGGTACACGACCTGTTAACGGACACCATTAAGATCGCCCTATACACAGCAAACGCTAACCTTGACGCAGATACCACGGTATACAGCACCTCAGAAGAGGTTGTAGCGTCAGGCTATACAGCAGGTGGCGAGGTTATGACCGGGGTAGCACTCAATACTTCTGGATACACGGTCTACGTCAACTGGGCTAATGTGTCTTGGTCAACATCCGTGACAGCACGGTGTGCCTTGATTTACAATGCCAGCCAAGGAAATAAGTCCATTGCGGTGTTAGATTTTGGGTCAGATAAGACATCTACCACTACGTTTACCATCACAATGCCAGCCAATACAGCCACTTCAGCGTTAATTCGCAGTTCTAACTAGGAGTTTGATATGTCCAACGAAAAAGCACACGGTCTAGACGCAGTAGCAAGCGCACTGACGCAAGCCAACAGCACCGGAGATTCAGCAACTGCCAAAGGTGTTTACACCATGCAGTGTCTTGACGCAGACGGTAATCTGAAGTGGGAAGCACGTTGCCCTAACCTAGTGGTAAACGAAGGTTTACAAGACATGAACGCCCAGTACTTCAAAGGCTCTGCATATACCGCTGCTTGGTATATTGGACTGTACGGCGCTGCGGCTTCTAACAGCCCTGCTGCTGGAGACACAATGGCATCTCATGCTGGTTGGACTGAAATCGTTCCTTACAGCAATGCTACACGCCCTGTGGCTACTTTCGGAACAGCTACTACAGCCAACCCATCGGTACAGACTAACTCTGCTTCTCCAGCATCGTTTACCATTAACGCCACAGCGACTGTGGGCGGTGCGTTCTTGGTTAGCAATAGCACTAAGTCTGGCACGACAGGTGTTCTGTTCTCTGCCTCTGACTTTACAGCCCCCGGAGACCGTTCGGTGGCTTCTGGCGATACCCTCAATGTCACATACACATTCAGCTTGGCTGGCTAAGGATTTAACATGGCACAGTTTAAAAAAGGCGATACCGTCCAATTAAAGGCAGTGGTTCCTCAAGGCCCTGTCATGGCTATGCGTATGGACGACGATGGCAACGTGCAGTACCTAATTGGCTGGACTGTTGATGGTGAGCCACAACAACGCTGGTTTGATGAAGCACAGCTAGAAGCGGTGTAGCCCTTCGGGGTTTGACGCATGTTTGGCTACGCCACCTTTGCTCAGGCTCCCTTTGCCGCCCTTGGGCAAGTCCCAACTACCTATGCGTCTAGCATTGAAGAGACAGCCACGGGGACGGATGTAGCAGCGGCTATACAACTTTTTGTATCTTTTCTGGCAGAAACAGCAACAGGTACAGAGACAATAAGTTCAACGCAGACGTTTGAGACAGCGGTTACGGAAGCAGGTACAGGCTCAGAGACAGTAAGTTCAACGCAGACATTTGTTACCGGAATATCAGAGACAGGAACCGTAACCGATGTTGACTTAGTAGCCGGAAGCACGTTTACACCTAGTTTGGAAGAGTCTGCGACCGTAACAGACAGTAATTCGGCAGTGCAGGTATATGTGTCGGATTTGGCGGAAACAGGAACGATTACAGACGCGGCTTCAGCAATACAGACGTTCATTACCGCCGTGGTAGAGGCGGCTACGGGGACACAGACAGACTCCGCAGCACAGACATTTGAGACAGCCGTTACAGAGACCGGGGCAGTGACTGACGCAGATGCAGCATGGCAGGCGTTCTTTACCTCAATAACCGAGTCTGCTTCGGGGCTGGATGCGTTGGCTACATCGTTCGTGTTCTTTGGTACTTCGGAAGATACTGCGACCGGTACGGATGCAAGTTTTGGACAGCTAGGTGCTGTGGCGTTTATAAGTGAGACCGGGGCAGTCACAGATACGACAAGTTCTTTGGCTATATTTGAGACAGCAATAACCGAAAGCCTAACGGGATCGGATGTTTTTGTAGCCACAGCGGTGTTCATTGCTGCGCTCCAAGAGGCGGCTACTGGCTCAGATTCGTTCTCAGTGCGGTTACTATGGGAAGTTATCAATGACAGCCAGACCGTAAGCTGGCAAAATATAGGCAGCGCACAGACCCCCGGATGGGGTGTGATTAACGACGCGCAGACTACCAATTGGGTAGTCGTCAATACGCAAGGATAAAAAATGGCCCTCGTACTCGCCGACCGCGTTAAAGAAACGACCACAACCACAGGCACAGGTACGCTTACATTGCTGGGTGCATCCATTGGGTTCCAGTCCTTTGCAGCCGTCGGTAATGGGAACACTACCTATTACACTATTTCATCCAACGGCGGGGCTGAGTTTGAAGTGGGTATTGGTACGTACACATCCTCTGGAACAACGCTTTCTCGTACCACGGTGCTGACTTCCAGCAATTCTGGTAGCTTGGTTAACCTGTCCGCAGGCACTAAAGATGTTTTTGTAACGTACCCAGCAAGCAAATCCACTTACGAGACAGCAGGCCAAGAGATATACGCTGGAGCAGATGGCTCCATCTACCTGAACGCAATCACAATCACCAAAGACACCGCCGTACCCGCAAACTACAACGGGATGAGTGCTGGGCCTATAACCGTAGCAAGTGGAATTACGGTAACTGTTGCAACTGGAAGCGTCTGGACAGTCGTATGACCTACCCAAAACCATTATTTTTTAATACAATAGCTACATACCCGTAAGGATTTGAGATGACCACATCAGCAACCACGCTCTTAGGATTGGCCCTCCCGGTCGATGGGGAGCTATACGGCACTTGGGGCGATACAGTCAACGACTCTATTACCTCGCTACTAGACACGGCTGTAGCAGGCACGACTACACTCAGCGCAGACTCCGACGTAACTTTAAGCACCACGGACCTAGCAGCCAACCAAGCGCGTCAGGCAATTATTTTGTGGACAGCGGGAGGCACAGTCACTCGCACCATCACAGCCCCGGCCCGGTCAAAGCCCTATATCTTAATTAACAAGACATCGGGCACACAGAACATCAAGCTCGTAGGCGTTGGCCCCACCACTGGGATTACCTTGGTTGCTGGCGAGAAGTGCGTAGCAGCTTGGAACGGGGTTGACTTCGTTAAGGTTGCATCCTCGGCAGCGTCGAACATAACAGGTGTTCTTCCAATTGCCAACGGCGGTACAAACGCATCTACCGCAGCGGCGGC